CCTTTTTTGTTTGAAATGATAATATAATCAAACATCTCTACATTATTGTTTATAAAATTTTTGCAAGCCCATAAGTAAACGCATTCATCGTGTGAATTTTTATTCTCGTTATAAACGAATATTTCTGGCATTGCATTGCAAATTTCTTTTTTACTAACCCAACGTTCACTATCTTGTTTTTTTAAATATTCTAATAGTGCTAAACAATCCCTCTCATTAATCATAATTTTCTCTTCCTAAAATATCTTACATTTTCTTCATCTTCTAAAATATCGCTAATCTTACATCCAAGATTTTCACATATTTTAACTACTTTCGATATGCTCGCATTATCGATGCTTCTTTTCCCACTATCGTAAGAATTTATAGTGTGAAAAGCAATTTCAGTAATATTTGCTAATTCAACTAATGTATAGCCTTTTTCCTTTCGGACATTATGTAATTTTGTTTCACTCATAATGTTTCTTCCTCCAATTTATAGTATTTGTAAATTTCATTTAAGCGAGCCTTGACTTCAGGCTTTTGTAAGGCTTTTGTTTTTCGCCATGCTTCCATAAACGGAATATCTTTCACTTTTGCTTTTTTGTGATTGAGTTCTCGAACATCTTCTGCTGCAATGCCTTTTTCAACAATCAAATAAGCCATTAAAATCTCGAATTCTAATTTTTCTTCATCACTTAACTTAATTCCGTCTTTTTCTAAATTTTCAAAAGTGTCATGACCTATTGGGTAATAAGGCGTTCCGTTTTCGCTCACATAACCAGCTTTTTTGACTAATACTTTTGTATTTTTTAAAAAAGCATTAAACGAATTTTCTCCTTGATAGCGAACATTGTTCATATACTCGTCAAGAAACTTGCCAACACTTTCTTTTGTGTAGGTTTTTTCTAGTTCCTTGATTTTCTTTGTTAAATCAAATTCCATTCTCTCCTCCATTCACTTGCTTGCCTAATTATTTCATAGTGTAATTTATTTAATAATTTATATTTATAATGTAATTTAATTTATAAAATGCTAATGCTAGCATTAAAATGATTATAAATATCTTTACTAAAGTAATATTGCTTAACTAATTAACTTAATTTAACTTAACTTATCTTTACTTAACTTATCTTGGGTTGCCGTTTGGTTGCCACTTGGTTGCCAGACGATATATTTACTATTTGTTTTGTCGAAAGTGTATGCTCCGTTATCGTTCAGATATAAAGAGTTTGCGAGTTTTTTATACGTTGTTTCAGTATATCTATCTTTTCTTTTCTGGTTGTGCATCCACCAATGCTTTACAACAATTACGCCTTCTTCGTCAAAATAAAGGACAAACTTCTTTTGAATAAGCAATTCCATATCAACACTATTTGCTCCAATAGATTTCATAATAGTTATTGGTTTCCCAACAAAGCCATCATCGTCGGCTCTCATACCTAGATGAAAGTAGAGAGCCTGTGCTGATAAAGGTAAAGTTAAGAACGCATCACTATCAACAATATCAAGTGTGAACATTCTCCTTTTTGCCATTATTATTTCCCTTCTTCTTTAGTTTCAACGTCTTCTGTTTTATTTTCTTCCTCAGGTAAATCAATAATCGTGTTCGAAATATTTGTTTTTTTCCTGCTATCAATTTCGTTTGTTGGATTATCTTTGTAAGATGCTCCGTTTTCTTCGTAAACTTTTTGGTCAATATCGATTAAGTTTTGAAGTCTATCAACAGGATGTAATTTAATAAACTTTCTACACGCTTCTTTGATAACTGTCTTTAGTGCCATAGCATCAAAGTTAGTTTCCCAAATAGCTGATTTTGCACGATTATCGACAAAGGCTTTATAGCTGATTGAGTATAATAATGCGTGATTTTTCAAATCTTCTACACTTTTTAACGATGTAAAAATTTCTCCATCGTTTGTTTCAATGTGTGCATAATAGCCGATTACTTTAGGCTTCGAAAATAATTCAAGTTCTATTTTGCTTGGAATTTCGACAATATCGTTTCCGTGAGCGTCAATATATCTTTTGTACGAAACTTTTTCAAATAGTGGTACTGCGTAAATATTTTTAGGATTGACAAGACCTGTATCGATAACATCTTCGATATAAGCATAATATTGAGCCTGTGCCTGAACACCACTACCATACTTTACAGGAACAATTGCTTTGTCGTTTTTGTAATTTAATTGAGCGACAGAATAACAATAACGTAATTTCGATAGTTGACTAGCACCTTGTAATTTCTCGTCTGTCATCAATCTCAAAAGTGCTTGATTTGCTTTAGCAATTTGAGTTTCCGTAAGCGACAAACCTTTTGCAAGATTTTTCGCTGTGTTTGATGCAATAAGTTGCTCAATCGAACAATTTTCAACTGTTAATTTGTTTTGAATTTCCATTATTTAACCTCCACATTTGTAAACTTTTTATTAACATACTCTCTTATCTTCTCGATAACTTGAGCATCATAAGAGCTGATAGTTATAGTGAATTTTTCTGGCTTTCCGAGTTTTTTCTCGTATTCGTCTATTTTCGCTTTGAGTTGAACGTCTGCGTTATCTAACTCTTTTTCAAGTTCTTTGGCTTGCTCGTTAAATTTCCCCATCACAATTGAATTTAAAGTCTTTCTTAACGTTGCAATTTCGTCCTTCTTTTTTCTAATTGTTGTCCTTGAATTTTTAACTGCTTTTTTATCAGCATCGTTTTGAATAATGACATTCAAAAGTGCGTTTTTCTTAATAAAATCTCTGCAGTCCTCGAGAGTTTTATTAAATTCTTTAATTTCGTATGAATTAGTATTTTCGTTATAAATGTAATCCATCTTTTAAAATTCCTTTCTCTTTCTATTATTAATTTTATTACTAAAGTACATATAAATCAAGTACATTTTTAAAATTTAATTGAAACTATTGGTATCTTTTTTTTCTTAATGTTTTCTTCGTAAAATTTAGTTTCTTCATCTTCCAAATAGTTAATTTCTTTCTCAACCTCCTTTCTATCAATATAGTAATATCTGATTTCTTGCTTCAAAAGTTTCTTTCCATCTTCGCTATAATAATCAAAATATCTTAATTTCGCACAAAGTATAGCAAACGTGAAATCATTCATTACTGCTAGATAATGCAATACTTGAATATAGTAGTTGTCTGGCAATTTGACTTTCCAACTTTCATCATCAGCTTTATTTCTTATATCGTGTGTTTTGATTTCCAAAATTCCTTTTTCTTTGCTCACTTTATCAATTAAAATTCCATCTAAAGTCGCTGTCATAAAAGGCTTGTCAACACGTCGATACATTTCAAAATTTCTAGGCGAGTGAACTTTGTAATTCGTAAAATCTAGGGCAAACATTTTTCTTATTAATTGCTCGCAATTAGTTCCATAAGTCATTGCATCATTGCTTTGTTCCTCTTCTTTTTTTTCATTAGAAACAATCTTTTTATATAGTTCTAATTTGCTCATGTATGGGTTTTTGTTAAGAATGGCACTAGCACTCGAACCACCAAATCCACGATTTTCTAGCCACTCATCCTTGCTTTTGAAATGACATTTAATATATTTTTTCTTATTTTTTTTCATCGTTTAATATTAACTTTCTAATATAATCAGCTTTATTTTCTTGAGAATTTAATTTTTCAATCACTTTTTTATCGTGTTCATTATGAAATCTAAACGAGTAGATTGTTGTTTTGCTTTTTTGATATTTTTTAATTGATGTAATACGTGCTTTTTTTCTTTCTTCGTCATTTTTGTAAATTGGCTTAAACATTTTTTATTCCTCCTCTTTTGATTGTAATTCAGCTGGCAACTTATTTTTTTCAAGAAGAATATATCTAAAATACAAACTATCATCATCTTCTCTTCTCACTGTAAATCCATCGTTTGCCTTTGAAAAAGAAACATAATACTTTGAATGTCGACAATAATAATGATAATCGTCTAACATCGTTTCAATGTTCGTAATAACTACATCGATGTTATTCCCCACTCTTGAATACTCAAATTTTACTGCTACTAAATTCATTTTTAATCCTCCTTATTTAATAGTATCTAGTATATTTTGGAAATATGATTGATAGAATTCGATATTTTTATATTTTATACAATCTATCAAAAATCTATCTCTATCTTTGACTTTTTTAAAATCGTACTCAGCCAAAATTTCAAATGGCACTTTTTTGTTCTTGTTGATTGTTTTGATAAATTCTTCTTTTTTCTTTGGTGTATAATCTTGCAAAATTTCAAATTCTTTTCTTTGTTGGAAATAACCTAATTGTCTTCTCTCTAATATGTTTCTTGTGAAAATAACTAAATTTTTCATTATCTAACCTCCCTATCAATTATTCTTTATTGCAGAAGTTTTAATTATATAAATTGCCTCTTTATAGTTTCTACAAGGGTATTCTCTTCCGCCACCTTCGAATTGGTAAGACTTACTCAATACTACAATGAATTTGCAATCGTCTACCAATCCTCCTTCTTCATATAAATCGCTAACTCTTTCGTGATACTTTTTAGGTAATCTTTTAAATAAACCTTCTTTTGAATACATCGTTTATCCTCCTAATAAATATATTCGTTCTTTTCGTTAATCCATTTGCCGTCAACTTGTGGAATGTACTCTTCAAGTAATAATTCGTCTAATGGGTAAATTTCTTCTTCAGTAAACGCACACCAGACTTCTTCATCGCCATAAAAATGCCATTTCTTACAAGTGAATTGATGAGTTCCATCTTTACTTATAAATTTCATGCCTTCTTTAATTTCTACTTTCATGTTTCTTTCGTCCTCCTTTAAACTTTGAAATAGTAATCGTAATCTGTTCCATCGCTTTTATGTACGTGTATGTGCATATTTGTATCTTTGTGCTCGATTATTTGAGCATCTTTTTCTTGTAGCACATTGATAAGTTTTTGTTGCACTTTGTCATTGTGCTCAACGCAAATGACTGCTATTCGAGTTTCATTTCTCGAAATTACTAGTTTGTACTTCATAACCTGCATCCAGTATTTCTTTTAATGGCATTGAATAAAGCCAATAAATTCTATCATCAGTTATCTCTTCGCCATTTTTGAAAATCTTAACTAATCTATTTTTCATCTTTCTTATATCTCATTTACTTAAAATAAATTGTTAAATATCTTGTCATTTCATAGTGCCCAACGCCTTTAATTAATTCTTCATTAGTCCAACAAGCTGTTCGTTTCCATTCTCCTAACTTATATTCAACTACTTCTTTTTCGTCTAATACTTTGTCAAACTTCTTTCCTTTTAATCCCCAAAACTCACGTGGTAATTGAGTAAAAGGAATAACGTTTCTTCTATCAGTGTGAAAGGGAATTATCTCGGTGTAATCCCCTTTTAATTGCTTTCTTAATTCTTTTACTTTCATCTTTCGTTCTCCTTTAATTAATTAGTGTTTCAAGTGTTATCGCTTCACTTTAAATTGTTATTAAAATATTTTATTTGGGCATCGAAACTTCCTAGTATATTATCAATATTTTCATTTGACCACATATAGATTACACTTCCTTGTTTATTAAGTAATTTAGTATATTTTCTTCCTCTCACTAATACTTTTTCGTTTTTTAATATTTCTTTCATCTTTCTTCTCCTTATTCGTAATCGCTTAATGAATAATCAGCGTCTTCTAATACTTCCTTTAATCCATTCAAGAAATCGTATTTTTCTTCTTGTCTTTCGTTTAGATTTTCTCTTTCCTCTAAATCGCAAATGTCAATTTCGATTTCGGATTTTAAATCCTCTAACAAATCTCTAATTTTTGAAACTTTGTTTTTAATTGCGTCAATTCTCATTTTTCCTTTCTCCTTTATCTTTGACTACACTTATTATAATACATTCATTATGTAATGCAAGTATTATTTTATAAATTTTTAAACAAATTAAAAAGACAGGTTTCCCTGTCCTTTTTTAACTTTTAAATTTGCTTATTTTAAAACGCAACTCTTCAACTTTCTCTACAATTTTTTCATGTTCCCATTGCCAAATTTCGTTCATTCCAATCGGTATCGATTTTTTAAGGTCTTTAACGTTATTTATTAATAGAATAACGATTGAATGCAGTTTATCAATATGATTTAACTCTGCTATCGATAATTCAAGATAAGTATTTGCAATCGTAGAATTTTTTTCTTTATATGATTTCGCACGAGCAAAATACTTTTCTGCATCTTCAAATTCTTCATATATTTGGTCAACGAGAATTTTTATTTCTTGCATAAATTAACCTAAATATATAACTGAAAGAGAAACGTTTGAAGTTGCAATCGCAATTCCGCTATTTAAAAGTGTTAACACTGCATTTTCTTGATTGCAGAATACTCTTGTAATCGCATTAATTGTTAATGAACGAATTTCAGTATTAGCAGTTAAAATTGATGTTGATGCAGTTGCTCCTACAATATTTGTTCCGTTTAATTGTGCTTGAACACTTGCAGTTCCGATTGCAGGTGCAGTGAATGTCATTGTTGCTGTTATCTCATAATAGCCAGCTTTTGTTAAAATCACGCTGTTTGTTCCTTGTAAAGTTGCACATCCTCTTTTTCTTAACAATGTTGTTAATGGTAAGACACCGTTATTTTCAACGACCGATGTACTAGGTGTCGCTTCATAAATCAAACAAGTTGCCATAAATTACTCCTTATATCTTATTATTAATAATAAAGGACTATCGTGTGATAGCCCTTAAAAAGTTAAACAAAGACGATTTGTCGTGCCAAAAAGGGCTTATTTAACTAAATATTTGTTGAACCGCATCCGCATCCAAAACTAGCAAATGGGTTGCAATTTGATGCAAAAGTCGCTGTAGTTGGGTATCTGACGACACCACAAGTTGCTTGCGCAAGTTCAAGTTGATGAATTCTTGCTTGTAAACTTTCAATCTTGTTTTGTGAGATTGCATCAAGAACTTTTTGAGTTTGTTCGGTAATATTTGCGTTGATACCAGCAGCGTAATTTGCCATGTCGAATTTTGTTTGTTGTGTAGCAAGTCTATTTTCACAGCAACAATCTGCTATTTGTTTACTTAATTCACCAAAGTTTCTTAAGTTTTCATAGCCTAAACTACAAACAGCATTATCAACATTTCTAAAACCACTTGCAATTTCGCTTCCAATACCTTGAACTTGACCTTCAAGTCTAGTAAAGTTTGCACTGTTGTTTAAATCTTCAACAGTAGCACATCTTCCTTCAAAGGCATTTCCGAAACGATTTCCACCGAAACCGCCCCACATGAGAGCCAAAATTGCAAAAAGCCATAAGCCTCCGCCTCCAAAACCGAAACCATCTCCACAATAGCCATCTCTTTCTGCTAAATTGTAGGTTGGTTGAATTCCTGTTCCATCCATTGTTTTTTCTCCTTTTTAAAATATATAAATAACATTTGTCGACATCATGTTATTGCCTAAATTGATTTAAAAATTCTTGTGGGTTAATCCCACGTTCTTTGCACATATCTAAAAATATTTTTTGAGGATTTGCTCCGCGATTTAACATTTGCATAATTGGTTGTAAATTTGGATTTTTTTGAGCCATTTTCATAAATGTCTGCATCGGATTTTGACTTGTTCGAAAAATATTATAAGCGTTGCGAATTTCACTAGAATTATTAATATATGATTTTGTTTTTGTTTCAGTATAAAAAGGATTAGCCATTTATTTTTTCTTCCTTAATTTCGTTGAATTTAGCTGATAATTCTTCAATCTTTTTATTGATATTGTCGACGTCGCTTTTTAGAGCGTATTCAACATTGTTTTTATTATTTTCCCCTTTAGCATCACTCTCGCTTATTTCAACCATTTTAAAATATCTTAAACTTGCTTGTCCGAGCGAATTAGCACTTTTCATATAGATTGTTGGGCTGTCGCTGTCCATTAAAAGCATCGTTTGATTTGGTGCTACTTGATAAGACTTTGCCCCTTCAATTCCATTAACAAAGGCATAATAATTTAATCTAGGTTGATTATAAGCATTTGCTCCATAATAGTTAGGTTGAGCGTAGTTTGGTGCCCCATAGAAACCATTAGGATTATTTGGATTATAGTAGTTTGGCATAGGTTAACTCCTTATGCTTAAATATTACTTTTTAGGCACTATCAAAAACTATCAATAATAAAAAAGACTACTCTTTTTAGTGAGTAGTCAATTTTTCGTAAGTATCTTTTACTAATTTTAAATATCTATAAAGCGTTGCAACACCGATATTATTTTGAATTGCGTAAATTTCAGCGTTCACTTTCTTTGGTTTATGCAAATAGCCATAGATTATATGAATAATATCTTCTCTCAAATTAGGCATTAATTTAATCATTTCTTCTTCGCTTAAATTCTCTAGGCATTTAATTTTAGTAGAATTTAATTTTTTAACTATCACATTCTTATCAATGTAATTTTTTACAAAATAAGAAACGAAAGTAATAGCAAACGATAGAATTATTGATAATAAGATTGAGATTGATTTATCTACTTCAACTATTGCAACAATCGAGAATATAGCGATTGATACGATACTGCATTTTAGCAACGTTTTACAATGATATTGCTTTTCAAACAATTTTCTAAATAAGAAGAAGCAAATCATAGTTATTAAAACTTCGATTTCTCTCTCAAATAGCCGAGCAAACAACAATATTGTTAAATTAGTAAATATTCCGAGAATTGAATATAAAGTATATTTCAATTTCAGTTTACTTTGATACTTCATTTTTGATTTCTTCTAGCATCTTTTTGTAGTGTTTTTCGACAACTGCTTTATCGACTTTGTGTACTTTTGCAATTTCATCAACTAAAACAGCATCTTTTTCACCGAAAAGAAAAATAAAAATTGCTCCCATTAACTTATCTCCTTTCTCGCATTTGCTAATAAATAATAAATCACTAACATTACTATCATATCTATTTGAAGAATAATAGCAACAAATGATTTTTCGTCATTGATATTAATTCCACCGATATTTCTTGTAAATATAGAAATAAATTGAAATATGAATAATAAAATTACACCAATTAGCACTCTATACCATTGTTTAGGATGAAATAAAATAATTAATATACAGAATACAAAATTTAAAATATATTGTGCTATTACACTATACCAACTTATAATCGACATTGTTAATATCAAAGGAACAAAAATACAAATTTGTTTGACTGTATAAAATTTTTGTTTCATCATTGCTAACGCTAATAATGTGTTCATAATTAAACTGATACAAGCATAAATAGTTATTTTAAGCCATAAAGTGTTATCAATATAATCGCATATCGCAATAAATGTTTCATTAGAAGTGGCAATCTCGAACCGATTACCACCACATAATTTAATAATTAAACAAGCAATATAAACAACCCAACATACGATAATTAAAACCTTTAATCTAAAAGATGTTGTATAACGCTCTCTTGTAATTTTATCTTTAATTTTACTGAATAAGTTTTTCATTACATGTTTATTATAAGACCGATAGTGTTATTTATAAAAGCAGTAAAATTAACAAATATAACAAACACTATGCCAAAAACAATTATATTCCTATCTTTCTTACTATATTTTAATGATTTTTGTAATAGAATAAAACCTGCCAAAAATAAGATAAATTTTACTATGACAAACAAATTGCTTTTAATTAATAAATAACTAATCGGATTGAGTTCGATAAAATTATTAGATAAGCAAATATATGTAGTTATTACATCTCCGATTAAAGAACTAAACAAAAAAAGATTTAAAAATACATTCGCTAACATATAGTTTATGGTAATATTTCTCTTTCTCTTTCTTCTTCTTGTTTCTTTAATATTTCGTTTTTTTCATTTTCGTCTACTTCAACATAATTATTTGGATTATCACTTTTTGATAGATAAACAAAGCCTTCGTAAACTTCAGTTTTTTCTTTATTCGCTAAAAATTTACTTTCTCTAGGCTTTAAAACTCTAATTTTTTTTGTTTCTAGTAAATACATATTCTACTCCTCTATGCAAGCGTCCAATTTTTGTTGGTTGCAAGTGCTATATCGTCTTCGGTAAGTTTTGCAAGGTTTGTAGAGCCTAATGTTAACTTTTTACTTGTGCTTCCAGTTAAATCTTTTAAATTCCCTATAACTTCAAGTAGTGCTTCACGTGTCATTTTAGTACAAGCACTAATATCTAAATTAGTACCAATATTTAATAAATGAATTTGCTCAATATTGCTGCAATTGTAAAACATACTACCCATGTCAGTGACTTTACTAGTATCAAAAGCAGGTATTGTTGTTAAACTTCTACAAAAACTAAACATATTATACATACTAGTTACTTTACTAGTATCAAAAGCAGGCATTGTTGTTAAACTTTCACAACGAAAAAACATACTAATCATATTAGTAACACGACCAGTATCTAATTGAGGTATAGTTGTAAGATTTTGGCATTTGTAAAACATTTCGCTCATATCAGTAACATTACTGGTATCTAGCCCAGCAATAAAATCTACGTTATCACCAGTGTATTCATAAAATAAATACATACAAGAATTGGTTTGGTCAATCATTGCTTGCAGACGATTACCGACTGGCAAAGTATCAACAAAAGCATCTATCTTTTCGAAATTGCTTTTAGTTTTATCAACTAAATCATCTCGATACGTATAGAAAGATTGTGAAATGTCAAAATTGTCGACTTTATCGAGAAGTTCAGAAAAGCCTAATTTTTTCAAGAAATCAAACGTAATGTCAAAATTCTCTTGGCACTCTTTTGGTAAGTTCTTAATGAAAAAATTAACCTTATCTTGAGGCGAGTATCTAGTAATATCTTTTAAAATTTTTCCCAAAGTTATTCGCCCCTAGATATTGAGATTTTAATTTCGCCAGCTCTAATTAATGGAACTGTTCCACTTTCAACTGAAATTGCTTCTGTTAGTTGACCGTATGCTAACATATTGCCACCTGTTTTTGATGAATATAAGCAATAGTGAGTTAAAGTTCCCCAAGACCCTGTTGCTTCCCCTAAATAGATTATATCTTTGTTAGTTAATTTTCCATCGTCGCCTATTTCTAAATGGTCGTTGTCGTATGAATTTGAACTATTTAGTAAAACTCTTTCGTAACCATTCCCGACAGGTTCGACAGCCCCTTGACCATCTACTGTTGGTGCTTGTTTAGAAAGCCCTAAATAGCAAGAGCCGTCAGATAAACCCCCTAGTTTTCTTAAACATTGTTCTAAAAAATAATTTGTAATCATTTGTTATCTCCTTATAATTCAAAAAGTAAAATATCGTCTAGTTCTCCCAAAGTAAGACTATCAATATCTCCTAATAAGTGATTAGATACACTCAATAATTCAACATTGCAATCTAAACTTGATTTAATTTTAGCATTAATTTCATCGAATTTTAATACGACAGTCTTAAAAGTTCCAAAAGAAACATTTATGCTAGATATATCTTTTATCGCAAAAACATCGTTTGCTTTAACTTGTTTAGATATTTTTTTATTAAGAGATAGATTGATGTTTTCTTGCAAAGTTGTGCTAAAATCAATTGAAAAACTTGTAATTTCACTGAACGACAACGATAAATTAAACTCATCGACTAATTGAAAAATTGTTGCTAGCCTCGTTCTTATTGCTTTGTCAACTTTTGAATTAACAAAGTAAACATCTTTTATTTTTTCTTCACTATCAAAAGAAAACAAAGTTAGAGTATTTGTATGTATCGACACTGTTGCTTCATCAACTATTTTCGATTGTTCAATGATATTTATTGGCTTTGACGGAAATGTTCGAATTTTTGAACTTTGACTATAAGATAACGCAAAAGAAAATGTAATTGAAAAAAACAAATAAAGAATTCCAATATTCCAAAATGTCCAAAGAAATTTTTGTCTTAAAGTGCGAAATGTGTCAAGCATCAGTTAAAAATCTCCTGAATGTAAATATATGAGTACATGCCGTCGCAATGACAATATATATGAACTAAACATTTTTTATCAGCTACAAAATTTTGTAGTATGCCGATACCATATTGCAATATTTTCATTTCATAACTCGAATTATTTACAAAATTGAAAGATACAGTTGGCTTATCAATTTTAATAGTAATATCACTCATGAAGCCAATTTCTGCATCGCTAGGAATTGTTAATCTAACCGAAGTAATATTGCTATTACTAAAAGATTTTTCGTTATTATTTAAAAATTCTTCGTCAATTTGAGTGGTAGTTTCGTCATTAGTAGTTGTAATGACATCGCCTCTAAATTTCGACCAAGTATAGTAAGAAGCATTTTTAGGTTTTAAGTTTCCAACATAGGTTCCAATATAATATTGCCCGTTATATTTTTCAGTCCAATTAGTTCCTTTCTCATCGTCTGCATAAGCCAAAAAAACTTTATATGGTTTAACGGCTACGACACCTGTGTTAAACTTTCTTACTTCTGATGCTTGTTGCACTGAACAAATCATCGCAAATGCGTCGCTTTGGTCAGCGGAAGGGATTGGAAAATCTATTTCGACTTGTTTTTGAACTCCATTTACCTCGTAATAAAAAATTTGAGAACCACCTTGCACAGAAGTTGATTGTTTCCCTTGTTCAGCCCCTAAATAGCAAAATTCAAAAAAGTTTTTAAATTTATTGAATGTAGGCATTTCTATGCTTTTTTCTTGATAGTAATCTACATTCAATCCTTTAACAATAAATTTTACTTGAACGTTCCAACTTGTTCTCCCACTTTCTTGAGAAATTATGACATAATTCTTTTCTGCTAAAGAATAATTGCCATCATCATTTGGCAATAAAACACTTGTTGGCATTTTTTCTGCCAATTCTTCTTCACTTACAAATTTTTCTGGGTCAAAATTGATGTGGTCAAACAATAAAGAATATTTTCCGTCTGTCCATATATATAAGCTGAAATCACTTTCGGCATTTTTAAGCCAATAAATTGTTCCGTTGCTTGGATTTTCTGGCAATTCATCAACGACTTCGTAATTCATAAGCAATAAGTTTTCGATTGATTGCTTGATTAAGTCAATATCGTTTTCGAGTGATTGCTTGACTGATTTAATATCGTTTTCGTAATCTTTAATGTAATAAATAGTTCCATTATATGTTATAGAGTTTATCGTTTCTTTTTCTTCCGAATAATCAAAACTTAAATTAAATTTCTCATTTTGCAAATATTCAGTGTAATTTGCATACTCGTTTATTTCTGCTCTTGAAACGCCAATAAAATCTTCTATTGTAATCCATGTTGGGAAACTGCCAACCAAACTAACTAAATAATCATATTGAGATTGTGTAAGATTATAGTCATTTTTAATTATATTATTCTCTACGTTAAACGTTATTAACCCAAAAGAAAAAATTGAACTGTCTGCTAAAACTCCTCTCAATGTGCAAAGTGTTAATCCGTTTTTTTGTAATACTTCTGTAGGAACAGTGATTTCTGCAAATTTATATGTTTTATTTTCTTCAAAATATTTTAAATCTCTATCTTTAACTTCTGGTATAGTCGAATAAACAAAATTATCTATTTGTTTTTCTGTTGTTGGGCTTTCGTTTTTTGATTGAAACGATACCCATAAAGAACTAAAAACAGGACTATCTTCTATATAAGCGTAAATTTTTGAATAGTTTAAACTCGCTTTTCTTATAGGTTCGTCAACTATTTCAAGTAATCTCCCACTTTTGTCAAAATAAACATACATATTACTTTCCTCCCTTTCGTTTTTCGAGAACTTTATCAACAATTTCATTTATTCCTTCAACATTGTTTTCGAAACACCATTTAGGTAAAGGATTAACTAAAATTGCGACAGTTTCGCAAGGCAAGAATACATACAAAGCCTCGATTATTAAATTAATGTTATCTCGTAAATAAATTAAAATAAGAAGAACTAAAAGCAATGGGCAAATCAAGCTGATAAGACCTTGAACAACTTGTTTCAAAAAAGAATATTTGCTTTTCATTCCGTCTAAATAAAATTTTATTAAAACGCTAACAACTGCAATTATAATTCCAAATAAAACACAACCCCATAATCCTATTTGTAATTTGCTTGTAGTAGTAAACAAATTAAATCGAACTATTAAATATGTTGCTGGTCCGATTAATGCAAAACATAAAAAAACAATCAAGCGAATTGCAAAAATCACTTTAGGCGACATTTTTTTCTTTTCTTCTATCTTCTCAATTTCTTCCATTTTACTTACCTTTATAATCTAACATTATTGTATCATTTTTTTGAACGATTTCTTGAACAATTTCAGGCTCAATAACTCTCTTTTCGTATTCCTCGTATGCCTTTTTATTTATTTCTTCTTCTGTTAGTGCAACAAAATTCTTATCGTTTAAAAACGCAATATTAATTCTTGTTTTAAACTCTAATTTGTCGCTTTCCTTTGATACTTGAATTTGACCAACTGCAAAACCATAAACAAACGATGTTATCATTGTCCAAAGCCTTGATAAAGTTGAAACTGTACGGCTCACTATTACTTGTGTATCACCAGATGTTATGACTTCAAAACCAAAGCCACTGATAATAAATGCGAAGGCGAAAACCATAATTATCCTATACAAAACTAAAACTATGAATTGTATCGTATCTCTTTTTGTTGATTTACTTTGTTCGATATATTCACTTAAAATTATTTTCCCATTTAAAGTTTTAAAGTAATCATTAGGGATTTTATCAACATTTATTTTCCCTGTAAAAATCTTTTTAATGAATTCAATTTGCTCATTTGTCAAGGAACGAAAATAAGTGTCTTTCCTACCTTCAAATTCAGTGTTTTTCCAGCTTTTTTTATATGGCTTATAAAGATTATCAAGTTCAGAAATATCTAAATCTAAAACTTGAATGTTTCTAATGCCTCTCGAAAGTAATAATGTTTTAAAATATTCTAATTTTTTATCGTCATAGTATTTATCTAGCCATTGGTCAAATTCAAAATCTTTTTTTATAGTTGTATCTCTAACTTCTAAAAACTTTTGACGTGCAATGTAATATCGCCCTCCAATTTTCTTTTGATAAAGATTTTTCCCTTCTGGAACTCCAAAAAACAAGCAATAAACACATAAAGCGAAACTGACTGCAATGTCAACGAAAAAATCACTTCCAAGTTCTCGAAAATAAAAATTGGTTCCAAAAGATAAAATAATGACAATGGCAAAAGCAAAAGTCATTGACACCATTGTCATAATGGTTTTTCTATCTTTTAGATATTCGCTGTAAACACTGTTTTTCTTCATTTTTTAGATTTCCACAAAAGTATCGAACCAAAAGCGATTACAACTAATAAAACCACAATTAATATAATTGCAAAGGTATTTTCATTAAAAATATTATTCCAATATAGAGCACAAAGTATAATTGTCGCTATTAATAATAATCCGCCTGAAAGTCCGATTATTAACCACTTATATTTTTTCATAATTAATCAATAGGAATATAATTGTCTTTTACTTTTTCTTGAATTTCGTCTATTGTTTTTTGCTCTTCGACGACTTTTTCTTTAACATTGCTTGCTTCTTTTTTAACTTCGCTTGAATTTGTTTTTTCGCTAATTAAATCTAAAAGTGCTTTTTTACCTTCAGCTGTTTTATCTTGAGATAAAATCAATGCTTTTTCTAAAGTATTCAAGACATCTTCATAAGAATTCACTTTATCGATAAGTTGTTGTAATTGCTCTTCGCTTAATTTTTCAAAACTTTCTTTAAGTTCTTGCTTAATTCTATCGTCAACTTTTTTAGCGATTTCTTCAGAAGATAATGATTTATATTTTCTATATTTTAAATAAACGCCAAACAAAGCAATTAAAAGCCCACTATCAATTGCCCAATTGATAATGTTTGCAACCATGTCCGCTGAAAGATACTGTTCAAAAAATTCTCTAATTTTTTCAGTAAAACCCTCTTCAGTTAAAGGCTCATCTTCAGTCGTATTTGTTGGTTCTTCAATAGGTGGCTCAACGACTGTTGTATCTTCAAGTGTAATTGGTGAAAACGCAAGTGTGCTAATAAATAATATTTTTCCAAACATTTTAATTATTCTCCTTTACAAGTGTTTGTAAAACTTTATGTTGTTGTTCAAGTTTATCATTAATGTCAGACTTCAAAGTATCAATGGTTTTAGAAAGTTCGTCTATTTGTTTTTGTTTTTCTTTGAGTTCATTATAGATGTTATCAAGAAATTTAACTCTGCTTTCTACAACCCATTTTTTCTTTTTGTCGTTCCAAACAATAACGTCAAAATCTCTATTGTCATTTTTGTCGTCAATATCAAGTACTATCTTCATTTTTTTACTCCTTTAATTATTATATTATAAATCATCGTAAGTTTGTGAACTAAATTCACTTGAATTATCATTAACAAAATTGTGAACAAGCCCAACTTTATTGTTTTTATTATCATAAACAAACAAGTTGCTATCGTTTAGTAGAGATAAATAGATTTTAATTACGCCATTTTGCTTATCTTGTTCGCTGATGTTAACACCGAAAACAAAATTCATGGCATTATTTTCTTCGCTATTTTTAAACCAATACATCAATGATTTTGCATTTGTTGGTAAGCGGTCAACCCTTATCGAAATATAAGGTTGGCTTGTTTCTTGGTCTGAAAAAACGCCGATATAACTTTGAATATCATTTGAAAAGAATGTGTACAAACCATTCAAATTATTTTCAGTATATTGTTTATATATTAAATTCTCATCTATATTATTAGTACTCGTATATAAATACATATTTTTATTATATTTAGTTTTGACAACAATTGTGTCGATGTCAACATAGAGTGGAATAATTTGAGAATTTGTAGCAGTTGGCATTTCACCTAAATTGCTAGCGGTATTATTTTCGTATTTTATTAAATAGCCATTATATAAATCTTGCAATCTATTTATGGTGCCTTTTGGAACATTGAAATACCCATCTTCTTCGCTAAAATCAAAAACATATAAATTTCCGTCTGATAAATCACTAGGTTGCTTGACTGCTTTTGTAAAAGTGATTTCTCTATTATTTTGAGTTTTCTCGATAGAATTAAAGAAATATTTATAATATAAAGAAACGCTGAAAGTGATACTCTCGCTAGATTTTGAAACGAGCCTATTAAACGTAATTTGAAAGTCGTGTGGGGCTGGGTCCCATAATTGAGTTGGTGAAGGTTGGTTCCAACGAGCAAAAGCTGTAATCTTTTGATTTTCTATTAACGTTGAGAGTTGGTCGTCAGTCAAATAGAAAAATATAATCGGATAGCCTGTACTCCCTCCTGTTGCCAATGCCCTTGTAGAGCAATATAAATCAACTTTTAAATCTGCTCCTGATGTATCTTCTACTTCATAATCGGCATCAATTTTTTGATATGTTCCGAGCAAATCGTTTAATTTCATAAACCATTGAGAAAAGAAAATATCTTTATCTCTAGTAATTGGTTCAATTTGATAAGTAAAATCGAGTTGCTCTTTGTTGTCTTTGTTAACTTCAATTGATTGTCCGATGATGTTATTAAATAAATCAACTCCTAATTTATAGTTATATGGTAATTTTAATAATAAATTCGTATATAAATTATTTATTTCACTTTCACTATAATCTAGCGTTGTATTAAAAAAGGTTGTTTCGTCATCACTATGAGCAAAATAAACTCCGACATTTGCAAGTTTTCCTGTTTCGATGTCATCAACCATCATCCGCCACGCTTGCCCAGAACCTGTCTTTTTATCTTCATCGGCAGCGTTAAAATTAAATGTAGGATTTGGGTATTTGATATAAACGCCATTTGAAACATTATCAACCATTCTTGTGTTAAAGCATAAAGAATAACCACTTACGAAAGAGTTGACGTCCGACATAAAGACTTTATCTTTGAAACTAAAAAATCCGACATTAAGTTTATAATCGTTCTTATAATAATTTTTACTTGTTGCTCGTTGGCTAGGCATAAAAGACGAGCATAAAAGCGAATAAATGCTTAAACTTGTTTTGATTTGAATGCTGTTGAGCCCTTCATAATATTGCTCGTCTTTTGAAACAAGCAAAAACACTTTCTTATTCTCTGCTCTTACTACGCTTTGCCCATAATCTAATAAATTATAAGTTCTGATTTTAGCCCAAACGCTAGTGAAATAAGAACGCATCACATAGTCTTTAGTTAATATATAGTTTACGTTTATATAGTTTGGGTATATCGAGATTGTTCTTTGATAAACGATATAATCGTCGCCATATACACTTCCTAACTCTTGTATATCGTCAAAACTTGTATAACGAGCATTAACTCTTAAAATTTTATTTCCTAAACGATTAATCTTTTCTTTTTCAAAAAGACCATCGCTTTCGAGTAACGTTAATGAACTGCTAGGGTTATCATTGTCCGTCAAATCTCCGAAATCATTATCTTTAGAGTGAATAACTGTTCCATTGTAAAAAGCGTTATAATCAATTAAGAAAATGAAACTTTTAAATTTAGCTGCTCCGCTTACAAAAGGCGATATAATCGCATTGACCGAAGAAGCGTTTATGATAACTTGGTTTCCGTTTTCTTGTTGTTGCTTGATAAAGTTATAGGAATTAATTCCAAGTGGGTATTTATTGTCCATAAACGAAAAAATATTTTCAATATATGTTTTCGTGTTGCTAAACCAAGAATAATCTGGAACATAGGAATATTTTGTTCCCCAACCTTCAATAACATTTGAACCAATGTCATAGCCAACTGTTGCGAGTTTATATTCTGCTAATTCTTCGACTGTGTTAGGAACATCATCTTCTGTAAAATCTTCCCAATCTTGACTTAATAAATTTCTTTCTTCGTTTAATTTAACAAGTGGGGTAATGTCTTGCTTACAAAGAAACATTTTTTCCGTATCTACATTATCATTATTTCTCAATGTTATTTTTTTATAATAACACATATATACTTTATTTATTTTATATATAGGAAAGCGTGTTTCTAACCTCATATTCCCAATTGTTAAAAGCCCATCATTACTATTTCTAAATCCTAAATACTCTATAAGATGTGCTGAATTATCTTGAGATAATCCATTGTTGTAATTTCTCTTTAAACTTTGAGCAAAATTAGAACTAGACATTGAACTCTCGACATAATTTACACTTGCGTTATTGTCGTTAAACACTCCGTTTCTCTTCGTTATATCTAAAGCATAAATAACATTATCTTTGACGTATGGAATTCTATCTTTTGTTAAGAAAAGTTGTGATAATACATCTCTTAAATTTGGATTATTAAGCGAAAAATCAGGTGCGTAAACGTCCTTAAAAATTTCTTCAAGCGAACTATCAACTGAATATTTATTAATTGCCACCCAACGATTACGTCTAAATGAAACGTTATACACGGAATATTTAATTTTTGGTGAATACATTCGAACAAATTGAACTACATAATCATAAACACTTTTTTTCTTTTCTAAATTTAAAGGTTGAGTTATTGAAACATTAGGAAGCTGAACTTTTTCAAGTCTTTTTATTTCACTCATTAAATTTATTTTATATTTATATATATTAGTATTTAGATTTAATCTTTCTTCGCTAAAATCATCTATCAAGAAATGACGATAAAAAGTTGGCAATGTCGTTGGTTGTAGTTTTTTCTGATAAACAAAATAAATTATATCTGGCGACATACCCTCTTTGGTATTTGACCAACTATGAATAATATAGTTCCCTTCAGCGTCTGCTAGAACATTTGAAACTTTTCCTGTTAACAAGTTAGTAATTTCGATTTTGCCACTTAATTTTGTTTCTAAATACAAATAAGTAGGTGTATTAACAACTTTTGCTAAAAAATAGCCTCCATTAGTAAGCATACCAGCGTATGTCGATGTAATTTCTACTGATGTAATATAAACTGTTTGACCTAAAATTTCTGCTTTCTTATTTCTGATTTTATAAATTACGTCTTGCAATTCATAAGGTGCATTAAAGCCTTCAAAATCTTCGTCGCTATTATAGATATAAACATCATCAAAAGGCTTTAAATCTAATTTACCTTTAATATGGTCAAGAATAATTGTTCCGCTATCAAGCGTTTCATTATAATTATCTGTTATTGTGTTTCCGATTACACAATCAAAAACTTGATTATTAATTTTGCATTTTAATTCCATTAGTTTAAAGTCCCTCTTCCGTTATCATAAAGACCTGCACGTGTTCTCGAAAATGCAGTTTCATAATTAGTTTGGTTAAGTTGAATTTGATTTTGCTCTGCTTTTTGATACATTTGAAAGCCTTCGCTCGCTGCCCATCCAACACCTCCAATGACCGCTCCAACAGGTCCACCTAAAGTCGCACCGCCAATAGTCGCAGTTGCAAAACTTGACACTTTATTGATAGCTGTCAAAGCATTTTGCATATCTTGTTCAGCCATGTAATTTTCGCTTAATTGAAAGTATTTTCCAAACTCGTAAGTTGCAAAGTTTTTTATTGAATTTTTCGCTTGCATTAAAAATTGATGCAATAAAATTGTAGTCAAAGCGTTGCTACTATTATCTTCACTTTGAATTGTTGGGGTTGATGGATTGTCATTAGGAATAGGCGATGGCGAAGGAATAACAGGACTTGTTCCACCTTCATTTTTCATTTTAACTTCTATAACAATTTTCTTCTCATCCATAATTAATTGCTCCTCGTAAACGTAATAGCGATACTATCGAGTTCTCCAATACTATTTTGGCTTGTAGCATCGTTATAAATAAAAGTTAAATCATCGCTTGTAAAACCATTTGATAATTCGACCTTTAACGTAAACTTGTTATCGCTATAATTCTCTTCTTTTCCAAACATTAATTTGAAAATTTTGTTATAGAATTCAAAATTATATAAATATGATGTAATTTGTAATGTCAAAGTTTTTACTTTGCCTTCGCTTATTGCCATTGATTTATGATTAAAAAAAGTTTGGGTATCAAGTTGAAAAGACGAGTTAATTACTGCTCTAATTTTAGGGATTTCATAATAAGTGTCATCGTCTTGCTTATAATACACTTTCGAAACCGATAAAGCATTTTCAGTAATTCTAAAACTCGCTTGTAAATATAGTAATGAACGAAATCCACTATATACTTCTTCATAATTATTCATTACTGAAGGCGTGGTGTAAAATTGTTGCATTGTATGGTCATCGTTTTCTTTCAAATTATATTGCAAAACATAATCTAATAATAAACGCTGACATATACTAATTGAGTTCTCTTCCCCTAAAACATTAATTGTGAAAGGTAAAATTGTTTGACCATATTGAATTGATGCTTCTAAATAATGCAAAACAATATAGATAGTTTTTGATTTGTTAGTTCGCTTGTCTTTTTCAAATTGTTGTTCATTGGCGATGATAAAAGAATAGCCATTATAAGCATCGTCGTTATCTGTAATTAGTCTTAATTGTGTTGCAAAAATTCTTCTTATTTCATCATAACTTATCATTTTCAATGCTCCTATTTAATTGCAGGAAGATACTCGCTTCCAAAATTATAATAGCCTTCTTTAACATCTTTTTCATATCTTTGACGACCTTGAATTCCAAAATGTTTTTTAAGTGTCGAGAAATCAGTTGCCGAAAATTTATAACCATTAATTCGCATTTGCTCTTTCCAAGTTCTTACTGCAGATTTTATAGAACGTCCAACGTAATCATAGTGATTGTTTTTGAATGAGCCATAATTATCAATATGGCTTGCATAAGAACCTCCCCCACTCTTATACTCGATTACTTTAGTTTCAAGATACTTTGGAAGATTATAAATTTTTGGGTCAATAACAATTCGAAAGCCGTCATCTATTTTACTAACACGAATATTATCACGTAATTGACCTGTCAAAAATTTATTGTTGAAATCACTTTTAATATTTTGAAATATCAAGTCAGTTAAACTTTTAATATCGTTTTCGTTCATTGATAATCTGTTCCTCTTAATAAAATAGTGGTAATAAAATTTGGCTTTTTTCTAAACTGCTCTTGACGTCCAATAACACGAACTTGAACATTCACAACAATCCAATAAATTCCTTTGAATTTAACTAAATCATTTTGCCTAATGTTGATTTGGCTTTTTGTTTCAAGCTGGACGCTCGCATTTGAATATTGAAACATTCCATTAGAAACTGAATTTTGAAAAGTGTGAGCATTTAATTGCTTGCAAGGAAAAGAGCCATCAGAACTTTTTTTGTGAATTAATGTTGAATAATCCGTTCCGACATTATCTACTTTCCAATATTCTGCTTTTTCAAAATATGTTCTTCGCCCTAAAAAACTGTTAGAACCAATCAAAGCCATCTCGATTTCCTCTTATTTTTGTTGACCACAGCCCACAAAGAATTAACTCATTTTTTGCGTTTTCACAAATAATCTTACTTTTTAGAGTTCTATTAGAAGCGATTTCGCCTCTTTCTAAATCATAGCCACTATCGGTTGAAATATCTCCATTTTGGAACACATAATAGGCTTGTTCCAAAAGTGCTAATTTATAATGTTTCTTTTGAAAATCAGTAAATTTAGGGTATTCAACGCTAACAAGTTTGAAAAAAGTAGCATTGATGAATGCTTCCATTCTGTTTTCAATACGTGTTAAAAAAGCATCAACTTTATTTGATGGATTATTGTCATCTTCCATTTCAGCGGCTAAATCTACGCCGAAATAAACTTTAAAATCTTCAGCAGTTATGTATCGTGTTTTAAGTTCGTCCATTTATTAAATTCCAAAAACTTTTTTCATTTTTTCATCTTCTTCGTCTTGCTTTCCGAATAGTTCATTGCAAAACTCATTTATTTCTTCATCATTTTCAACTCCCCAATCTTTCAAAAGCGAAGAAACTCTTTCTTTATTAATTTCTTTTTCTGGTGTCATTTTTTTCTCCTTTCTTTTTTCCAAAATTGTCTAATTTTTTATTTTTACCAACAACTAAATCGTATGGTTCAGAAAAAATTTTGTCATAATCTTCGTCGGTCAATGGCTTTTTATTTTTAATTGCGTTTTCAACTGCTTTTAATAATTTTTCGTTATTTTCATCAGTTGTTGTAGTAATATTTGGAAATTCCCCAAATTCAATATAATATTCTTTAAATAATTTATCTGTGTTCATTATTTAGCGCCTTCCTTTTCTTCTTGTTGTTGCTTCATTGTTTTATATTTGCCACTTTTAATACCATCAATAATATCACGATACGCTTTATAGCCTTCTGGAAAATATTTTTTAATGAGTTTTAGACTTTCAGGATTGGTATTTTCTGCACTGCCACATTCAGCAAAAAACTCATGTCCTCTTCTATTTGTATCTTTTGCATAACTTGAGCTGTGTCCCATGCCGAAAACAAAACCATACCCTTGCATACAAAACATATCACTTACATCGCCCCAAACTCTGCATTTTTCTTTTTCAAAACTTAATTGTGCCGATACAATTTTGCCTCTTAATTGTTGTTGCTCATCTTTCTTATAATCATTAACAATATCACTTAATTGATTGTGATATGTTCCCCAACCAATTCCACTTTGAACTTTTTGGTCATAGGACAATGCCTCCCATTCATTTTTCTTTTTTAAAATATCTTGATATTCTTTTGTATTTTCGGCTTCTTTTCGTATATCATCGAGTTCTTTTTTATTGCTTGCTAGTTCAGGGTAATTTTTATTGTAATAATCTTGCTCGAATTTTGCTAAATCTTCTTTTGCTTGTTGCAACCTTTCGGACATTGGTGGTTTTTGTCTGCCTTTTAATGTATCGCAAAGTGTTTTCCCATTAGATGTAATAATAGTTTCGCTTGCTGAACCTCTGAAATCCCAACGATTTTTAGGTGTATAAGGCTGAGTATAATTGCCATCAATAGCATGATATGTTTCATGATAAAATACTCCGCCATCAGAATAGTATTTGCTTTTTCTTGCAGAACCAATTCCGATAGGTGATAGTTGTACGTTCCCACCAACTAAAAAGCAAACATCTTGTTTTCCTTCGCTATAACTTAAACTTCCATTTTTCGCGATGTTATTAATTAATTGTTTTCCTTCGTCAAAACCTAAATCATATTGACCGATAAGTTTTTGATTAAATTCTTTGCTGTTGTGTGTTTGTGTCTTGTTAATAAAATCAATAAAGTCTTTTGCATTATTATTGCTTTTATCGTTTTTATCAACTTTGACTTCAATTCCATCTTTGTCTTTCTTTTTAAAATTTACAAATTTCTTTTTTTCAGGTTCTTCTTGTTCTTTCGAACCACCATAGCCATATTGCCTATACTCTCCACCATCTTCGCCACTTGGAACGTAAGGTTGTTGTCTAACTTTGTTCATTTTTGTAGGCATATAAAATACTCCTTAATAATTTAATTATATATTTATTATAGCAAAATAAAAACACTAGAGTTTAATCTAGTGTTTTATATATTAAATTATTTTATATTAAGCACCTTTTGGAATGCTTGCTCCGAAATCTTTTGAGAATGCAACAACTTTATCTTCAAGCGAAGCAACAATGATGTTGTGTGATGCATTTGGTGTAAATTCTGCACCTTCAGTGATTTGTGTCATTGAAGATGTGGAAGCACCGATTGTTGTTGAAGCTGCTGTGCAAAGCATAATCTTATCGTACATAATGCCTGCAGGTTGAGTTAAAACAGCTTTAAGTAAGGTCTTTCCAGATGAGCCAGCGGCTAAATCAGCAAGTAATGAACGTGATTTTGTAGTTGCGACAACGCTTGAAACGTGTGCATAAATACCAACTCTCTTATTATCAGGGACAAATAAATCGTGATAGTAGAGGTTTGTTAATAAATAACCGACAAAACCAAGATATGCTCCGTTCTCGTCTGTGCTATCATATACTTTTGCAAAATCTAATTTCTTAACAATAATAGGTGCAGTTTTATCAACAATTAAGAAGTTAATAACTTTTGATGTGGTTGTTGGTTGATAGCCATCTCCAACTTGAATATCAGTAAAGAATTCATCACTTGGAACTTGAACAATTGGTCTACCTTCATAAGTCTTGATAGTAAATGTAATATTTCCGTTTTTGTAGTCGACTTGGTCTAACTTTTTATAGATTTCAGTGGTGTTTCTAATTAAAGTCATTGTCGCTGGACTAACGAAAATAATTTGATTTCCTTCTGGGACTTTTTGTTCTGCAAACCACTCAAACGCTTTATTGAATTCTCCAATAATTTGATTTGCACTGATAGTTCCTTCAACTCTGTTTCCAAAAGTTGTAGAAGTATAACTTGCTAATTTAGAAAATCTATAAGCATCGAATTCAGGAACAACTTTTGTTCTAATAAACTCGCTTGCTTGATTTCCTAATACTGTTTCTCCATCGTCTAAACTATCTAATTTATCAATTGGAATTTCACTGTATCTTTCTTGTGAAAGTGTGAAAGTTTCAGTAGATGAACTTGCTGAACCACGTTTATTTTCTTCTCCGTGTCCGCCTCTCTTATAAGCTGTTAATCCTGTTGATGCGAGTTTAAATACTTTGACTGTTCTAGCATCTAAAAAATCAACCTTGACTTGATTTTTACCAATAAGTCTGTCTGTTAAACTTTCTTGAGCGAAAACTTTATCGACAACTCTTGGCAACGTTTTCTCAATGTAAGCAAATGAATTTGCCATAACTCTTATTTCCTCCGTAATTTTTTAATCAAATGCCAAATATTCTTTTCATTTTTTCTTCTGGCGTTTCTTGAAAATTTTTTTTATCATGCTCAAACCCTATTTTATTGATAGTTGTTTCTTTAACTTCACTGTCTTGCTTTTTTTCAAGCCATTCAGGATGTGTTGAAATTGCCTTTACAAGTTCATCGCTAGAGAATTCCAAACCTTTGCCTTTAAAATAAGTTTTCACATCATCATATCTGTTCTTATCGATATGATTTTCAATAAATGCCAATTGTTCGCTTAATTCACTAACTTTTAAATTCGCTTTAGTGTAGCGTTCTTCCATGTTTTTGTAATCTTCTGAAAGTTTTAATTTTTCCGTTAGTTCATCGCCGTTTTCAACTCCATATTTCTTAAAAAATGCTTCATTTTGCCTTTTTAATCTCTCTTGAACAATTTGATTGACTTGTTCTTGAGTTAAGAGTTGCTCCGCACCACCTGTTTCGTTTCCATCTTGATTTGGCTGTTCAAGACTTTCACTAGAAGCGTCAGTTTCTTCTTGTGGATTTTTTTCTAATTCCTGACTATTAATTTCTTCGTTATTTAACATTTATAGATATACCTTTCCCAAGTTAATTTTAAAATAGCACCTATTTAATCGATTGTAAATATTTTCTCCATTTTTCAATCAATAATTTGTCTTTTTTAATCAAAAATCGCACTTCATCGTTATCGCTTATCTTTCTAGCTGCTCTATGAAATTTTAATCGTTCTTCATATTTTTTGATAATGGTTCGAATGTTTTTTTCCGTGTACCGACTTTTCCTAGTCGAATGTCTGATAGTTTGATAATTGCCTCGCTCTCCAATTTCTCTATACATATCATATTTGTTTATTAATTGACTTGCAGAATTGTTCAAGGCTTCTTTTACGCTTATTGTAGTGTAGTAATGTCTGCAGTTTGGTCTTGTTATAAACCAAACAGGACGACCGACTAACCATTGAAACGTGTATGGACAATTTTTAATTATGTAATCTTGTAGGATTATTTTTAACACTTTGTTCTTAATTAAACTTTCCCACTTTTCATCTACATAGATTTGACCTTGGTACGCTTTATGGTCTTCCGCACTATCGCCGTGTTTACTTGTTAAATAAAAAATTCGAGGTACGTTTTTGAATGATAAAACTTCGCCATTATCGTCTACATATTCTACAGGTTCTCGTTTTTCCCTTGCTTTTTTTACGTCAGTTTTTATCATATCGTTTTTGAGTTTTTCTTCTTCTTTTCTCGCATAATCGAATATGTTTTTATTAAGCGTATCTATAACTTTACCGCTATTTAAAGTTCTGAAAGCAATCGGAATAAATAATAATCCGTTCTCTTCATCTCTTTTTGCTTGATTTATAACTTTTTTCGCAATCTTTTTAACGTTGTCAAGCATTAAGGTTGAACGCACTCCACTATTCATTGTTTCGTCGTAAAGTTCTTTGTGTATTTTCTTAACGCTCTTCCCTTTTACAACTCCTTCATAAATAGTTAATAAATATTTATATTTTAAATTATTTAGTTGCTCGACCGTTTCTTGCTTCTTTTTCCATATCGCTCTTGCTTTCTGATACATCGTCCTCTATCTCAAACTCGCTTTCTTTTAAATTTCCCTCTTGTGCCTTTTCATCAAGCCATTTAATCTCTTCTTCTTTTTCTTCATCGCTCAAACTATCGCCGTACAATTTATCAACATACATTTTTGTTGACATTGCTTGAGCTGTGAACATTGGTAATAAAGTTTTGCTTAAACTTTCAAAACTTGGATTAGCAAACTCGTTATATTTTACTGAAACTTCATAATCAAGCATTTTGATTTTTCCTGTATCGATATAATCTTGAATAGATAAACAGAGTTTCACAAGTTTTTCTATAATTGTTGTTTCCATCGCAATGACATTGTTTCTTGTCATAATTGTGGTTTTTTCTTTTTCTCTTTGAGCATCAGCATTGTCTTTTTTGGCTAAATCAATACCTAAACTTGCAGGCGACAAAACGCCAGTCAAGATTAAATCAAGAATTGCTTTTTGTTCGGAATTATATTGTTCAAAATTAAGTTCAGGTTGTGTTGTAGTAATTTGCCCATTAATTTCGCCATCTCCATTTGGTAAAGCTGAGGACTTGATATATTGACGATTATAAATTTTTGGAAGAATTGGTTTTCCGTTAGCATCTCTTTCCATCGCATCAACAGGGTAGTATTCAACAGGTGTCGAAACTCTGCTTGTTTGAGAGCGTTGGCTTAATGATTGGTCTAAATCATCGAATAAATCAATTTTCCCTGTAAAAATGCTTCTCCCATAGTTTTTGTTTAAAGTGTCATAAAAATATTTTGTTGGAACAGCTAGAATTTCCTTAAAATTTGGTATCACAAGCCCATTTTCAGGCAAATCGGCAAGTTCAGGAATTGTTGAAAGTGGGACTTCCTCAACGCTATTATCTCGGCTCTGTCTAAATAATTCATATTCAATAATTGAATTATCATTATCAATTCTTCTAGTTTCTAATAATAAATATTCTTGATTATGATATTTATAATAGTCTTTGAAAATTACACCGATTAACACTCCTTTTTTCATTACATAATCCACATCTTCGGCTTCGTAATATTCAATTATTGGATGCTTTGAGAGAGATTTATCAAAACTTATCTTATAAGCGCCCCACCCTTCAACAAGTGTTAAAGGTCGTTGTTGTTGATTAAGCATCGTTTGAAAATTATTTGCTTTTAAAATTTCATCAATTTCTTTTTGATACTTTTTTGAGGTAATTAAAGGATTTCCGATAACATTCGACAATGTCGAAATAATAGCATTTGGAATTCCAGAGTGCACACGCTTAATATGATTTTCTTCGCTTGAAATCCCCCAAAAATATTCTTCTTTGTTTCGATTATATATTGGCTCTTTGGCGTTTCCCCACATTTGACGATTTGTATAAAAATTTAAAAGTTCGTCGCTGTCGCCGTTGTACCAAACTTTATACTCTTTCAAGTGTTGATTACGCACTTCGTCTTTACTGTTGATAAAAGTAAATCTTTCATCGCTTGGATTTTGTGATAATTTCTCAATTCCTAAAAATTTCAATATTCTTTGTTTAATTTTCTCGACAATTGTCATAAATGAACCTCTAAAAATAATTATAGCAATAATTTATCGCTGTTTGAAAGTTTTCCATCGTTTTAATTTGTTTATAAAACTAGCCCACGCATATTCATTCGCATTTATTGAATGGTCGTCAAAATCTTCTCTTGGTTCTCCTTTTTCCCCTTTACGACTATTTCTGATTTCACGTATTAAATTCTTACAATCTTCACAAACTAAAAAATCTCCATAAGCCATAATCAAGTTTATAAAATCAACTCTAGTTTGGATTTTCATTTTTGTTGATGCCTGAAAAACAATATTCATTAAGCCATGTTCTCTTGCTTTTAGTTGTAATCCTTGTCTAAAGCCAATGTCTGCACAATCGACATAAACTAAAATAACGCCTTTCATTAAGTCATAATGATAAGCGAATTTTTTATCAAGCCATTCAATAATTTTGTTTATCATTTCTTCCATTATCTCTGGTTCGGTTTTTTTAACAAGTGCATTTTGATTACTTGTAAAATATTCATCTATACATACTAATTTATTTAAGTCTTTACTTAAACCACATAGTTGCATAGTGCAAGCTGAATTAAATCTCTCATCGTCTGTATATTTTACTTTACCTTCCTTATCGCTTAATCCTGTATCAATTCCGATAGCATAGCAATCAAAACGCATATTCATGACATCTTGTAGAGAAATTATTAACTTATCGTTGAAATGCGAATAAGTTGTTTCTCCTGCGTTCCCCCACATTCCTAAAGCCTCGACTTTATAGTAATCAATGGCTTTATTTTTAAGTTCTTCCATTGCTTCGTCGTATTCTTCTGTTCTGAATTCGTTTGCTCTAAAAGTCGATATGTTTAGATATAGTCCTCTCCCATAAGCACCTGTAATAAGTAAATCTTCATCTTTGAAATCAGAATAAGGATGCGTTTCTAAATAAGCAAAATCATCTTCAAGACGTCCTTTGAAAAATCTTTCGTACAACCGATGGTCTTTATTCCACGCATTGAAACAAAACGTAATTTGATAAAACAAACCATCTGGAAGCGGACCTCTGATTGTTCCATCAATCTTTCTAAACTCTTCATAACTTTCTAGTTCAAACGCCTCTTCAAAATAAACATCGGTTAAAAAGCCATGTACAACTCTGATTGATGTAATTTTATTTGCATCATCCATTCCTCTAAAAAGAATGACTTGACCTGTCGATTTTCTAGTGATTGTAAGGTCTGTTCTATTTATTTTGAACAAGTTTGCAAAAGTTATTTTTGGATTATTGACATCCGGTTGATTAATTAATCTTTCTAAAGTTGCAAACGTTGATTGCTTATGTGTTGAGAATGTTTGACGTACTATTAATATATTTCTTTCAGTAGTAGTTAATATTTTATTTAATACTTCTAAACCGATAATATCATAAGACTTCTTCGTGTTTCTCGCACCTTTATAAAGTCGATAACGAGCATGGCAGTTCGTCCACCATCCATTTTCATAATTTTTCCCTGTCGCATTGTAAAACGAGAAACGCTCTTTATTTAATTGTTGGTACATCATTTAAAACTTCAATGTTTTCAACTTGTTCTGGCTCTTTGTTTTTAACTCCGAAATGCTCTCTGTCTAGTCTTTCTAAAAGCCACGCTGATGCTTGCCACACACCTTTTTCAGTTCCAGCTTTTTGGATGTTTTCTACATTTTTAGCAACGAATTTTGCTTGGGCATTTTTAACTGACTTGTAAAACTCTAAGTACTTGCTTTTATTAACACCCTCTTCTAACTGCTTTTCCGCAATGTGCATCGCTCTAAAATAAGTGCTTTCATCAAACCCTG